GATTGCGCTTGCGCAACTTCTTGATCATAGCCTGCTTTATTTAAGCGGCTAAAGAAAGCATTGGCAGCCTTCTGAGCATCTTGCTGAATAAAAGTATCATTACGGGCAAGGCCGATTACACCCGGCTCGTTAACATTGTGAGTCTTGAGGTAGCCCGGAATAATGCTGTCTCTAGTAAGAGAAGGATCAAGTTGGGTCATGTTGGCAATAGCGCGATCACTATTGACCACATGGGTTACATTGCCAGCACGGTTTACAAACTTAAATCCAGCGTGACCATCTGCTGACATTGCGGCGCTAGTTACATCTGAAATGCGCTTGTCAATTTCTGCTGGGCTAATACGGGCAGCGGCTTTAAGAGCGCTGCGGTAAGCATCAAGAATATCTGAACCAGAGTAATCTGCCTTGTTCTTGAGCATTTTGGCAAGTGTCTTGTATTCAGGGCTATACTCTTTTGGAGTTTTACCGATCAAGCCAAGTTCATTACGAGTCTGGCCAGTGGCTTGCAAAGCGCTCAACTTAGCAGCAACTGCTGGCGCTTGACCTGATTTTGTTAGATCAAGGAATGTTGGCTCTTCATTATTGACTGGGTTGTAACGAAGAGTATAAACGTTGGTGTGGGTGCGGCCAGCAATGGCAGCATCATCTGTTGCCTTAATGCCCTTACCAAAGCGAGTATTAGACTCAAGGGTTGCAGCATCTGGCATGTATTCGCTAACGCTACGGTTAACGTGGTACAAAGGCGGCATAGCCTTGCCTTGGTAAACCATTGCCTTTGAACCTTCGGCAACTGGCTGAGCCTCAACTTTGCTTTTGACAAGCTCATTAAATGGGGTTTGACGCTTGCCCCAATCTTCGCGCAAAGCATGCGAAAGAAGATCTTCTGTGCTTGCCTGTACGCGAGAACCATGTACAAGGTTGCGAACTTCAGGAGAAAGAATGACAGACATGTCAGACTTGGTTGAGAAAAGATTACGCATAGCATTGTAAAAACGCTCTTTGTTCTTATCGTTAATATCGTAAGACTCGGTTACGCCTTTACGAACATTTGCGCCCAACTGACCAGCAAAATCTCGCTTGAAGTAATTTGCAAGAACATCTGGTTGGCGAATAAGAGATTCGCGAGCAGGAGCAAGAATACCAGTTGGATCCTTCATAGCATCGCGCCGATATTGCTTGAAAAGATTTGCAGCTTCTGTACTGTTGCGATCTACTGCACCGCTGCTGACAGCCTGCGAGAGCAAATCATCTGCATAGTGAGCGGCAGCGTATTGATTGACCTTTGTATTAAGGAAGTGGTCATTTACGTTTTCATGGTTAAGATTCTTTTGAAGATCGCTTAGGGAAATACCTAAGCCCTTTTTAAGAACATAATCCATGTTGATTGGACCAAGTGTGTCGCTCAATGCGCCATGAGCAGCGTCAACAACCTGACCAACATTCTGGGTAGCCTTTAGCCCAATAGTTGGGTGGCCCATAAACATTGAAATATAATTGACAGCGTTAGCCAAAGTGCCTTGATATGGAGCGGCAAGGTTAGCATCTTGCTCGTTAATGCCGGCTTTTTGTTCTACTTCGCCAATGCCCATAAGGCCAAGACCAGCAATAGAACCTTTTGCTTGAGCCTGAGCAGCTACTTGCCAAATAGGATTGCGCATAAGCGATGCTTTTTGCATAGCTAGTCTGTAATACAGCGAACCGGGCGTATCCATTGCATCAATGGCAGGAAGCATGCTCTTTAATACTGGAATGTTTTCCATCCAACGAAGAGCGCCTGCACCTTTAGCGCCTTCTACACCACCTTGATAAAGGCTTTTAGATACAAAGAATGTAGGAGTTGCAGCGGCAGATTCTGGCAGTGAACGAGTAACCAACGCTTTAGCAGCAGCAGGTATGCTTTCTTTTGCAGCAGTATCTGCAAGTAAAGATTTGCCAACTTCGCCAACTGATGTAGCAAGTGCTTTGCCGGTACCAGAAAGAGTCACAAGTCCAAGAAGATCGCCAAGTGCGGCGACATGGCGCTGAACTTCAGTTTGTTGTGCTTGTTGTGGCGTTAGATTGCCACCAAGTGCTTGCTCTACGCCAGATTCAATTTTGGCTTGAGCGCTAGCGCCACCAGATAATCTGGCAGCTTCTCCGATAATGCCTGTTCCAATTGCCGTTGAAAGCAAACGGCGACCCATTTCTGGCATATGCTGAACATAATTTGCTACAGAATGAACGATAGTTGAAGACCATCCGGGTACGTTAATCTCATTGATAACTTTTTCCCAAAGTGGAAGAGATTTGACATTACCCAAAGTAGGGGCAGTTGTTACATCATACGCGTGTTGGTTAAGAGCTTGCTGCCAGTTGGTATTCCAGACATTAAGCGGCAAGCCTTTGCCGTATCCTTTAGCTTGCAAACCCATCTGGATATTGCCAACGTCAGATGTAAGGACTGGAATTGGGCCATATTGGTGATGCAGGAATGAAGCAGCCATCTGTAAAAGGCCGGGATTGTTGTTAATGGCAGGTTCAGAAATTGATTTTTCTGGCGTAGTTTGTTGAGTTGCTTGGCTAATTAAACCAGCATGATCGACAACGCTTTGTGTGCTACCCGCGTTCTGCGCAACTGCGGTCTGCGCAAGAGGGTTAAGATTAGTGTGGCCAGCCTTGCCAATAGCATCAAGGTTAAAAGCAAGTGTGCTTGCTTCTGGTGATGGCGTATATGTTGGCGAAGGTGCTGGCTTAAATGTATCTGCCATAGGCTACTGTCCACCCGCCATTGGCTGAGCCGCTGGTGATGGTGCAGTAGGTGCTGTTCCTGCTTGTGACTGATTCATTAGGTGGGCGGCAAGTACATTGCGAATGGACTTAACCTGCTGTGAAGCATTATCACCCAAAGAGTTTAGCAAAAATAGCGCACTCTGAATACCATTATTAGCCTGCTGTTGTTGCGTGGCAACTGGTGCCAAAGCATTATCGGCAGCGCTTGGTTGATGCGCTCCAATAAAACCTTCTGGCGGTACAGCCATGCCACCTTGCTGTTGCCCACCCTGCGCTGTTTGTGCAGCAGGAGAAGGCGTAGCGGCCATAGGAGCGCCGCCTTGGATCTGCATCATGTCCTGACCATCGCCGTAATTAGGCATGCCAGAGATGTAACGCATTGCTTGCTTTGATGCAGGTCCGCCATCGGTGCGTTGGCTTAAAGCCCCGGGGCCTGATTGAACAGCGGGACGTGCTGGAGCTTGATAGCCGCCTTTGCCTGCCATAATCACTCACCCTCTATAATTGTTTCAATGGTTCGGACAACATCATCGTGAAAGAGTTTTTGCTCTTCCGCGACATTTGCTTGATGTAGAAACATATTGCTCAATACATCAAAAAACTTTGCAAAACTTACAAATAAATCTTTTAACAAATGTGCAAAGAGAGCGACAACATCCCAGACGGATAACACCTGATTGGCGTTATCGCTCTCTTCGTCATACATTGATTAAGCGCGTGGCTTTCCAGCAGTTGTGCCAGAGCCGCGTGTGCCAGATGGCTGGACTGTGAACTTAATGTCTGACTTGCCAGTTGACTTTGCTGATGGTGCATCTTGGATGCCGGTCTTCTGAGTTGTAGCCTCAGATGATCCCATTCCACCCTGCATTGCCACCTTAACTGGTGGTGACTGTAGATTTGATTTGAATACTGCCATTTTTTATCTCCTATAGGGAATTGGTTTTCTCACTCGTAACGTTAGGCGGGTGAGCGTCTGCTAACCGATGCAGCTAACTGCGGGTTACCAGAAGACGAAAGGCCTGCTAACAGGCTTTGCAAAGCATTGCCACCTTGGCCTTGCGGCGCGCCTTGTGCCATTGGTGGTTGCCCCGGCTGTGCTCCGGGTGTTGGCTGTCCTTGCTCTGCTCCCGGCATACCAGCAGGCTGTTGTGGTGCCTGTGGTGCTGGTGCAGGAGCAAATGCTTGCATGACAATCTCTTCAATAGGATCGCCTTTTTGACGGCCTTGAATCACCTGAGCAATGGCGTTGATGACCTTAGATGGGTCACCGCCTTGCATTGCGATTTGCGGTAATGCGTTTGCATACGAAGCAACGGCAGCCATAAGGCTGTCGCGTAATTCTTCAACTTCAACACGTTCTTCTTCTTGGGTAACGTTAAGTTCCCAAGGCATTTGACGGCGGAGAAAGTCGCGTGAGATTAACTTATCGCCACGTGCCTGTAATCCGAATACCAATGCGCGGTTTGGATCAAGACCAGCCATCATGCCGTAGGTAACATCGCAAGAGTAATCTCCACGAATGTCATCTGCTGGCTTGTATGTGATCTGATATGGAGCACCAGCATTAATGCCGCGTACTTCCTTGGTTACATCGCCAAAGAGTTTTTCGTCCATCTTAAAACATAGACGTATAACTTCTTTAAATGTTTCTGCGAATACGCCTTGTGCTGTCTTGACCTGTGTATCAAAGCCACCCATGAGCGCTTCAACGCCACGACCAGTGACGATAGAACCAGACTGCTGACCAAGTCGGCCTTCTGGATAACGTGAGCCAGTACGCATTTCCTGATCGAGAATTTCATTCTCTTGGAAAATTCCCGGTGGAACGTTAAGATCGACACGACGGATCTGCTGTGGATTAGCAGAGCGAATAGTCGCATCTGGACCAATCTCAAGAACGTTAACATCTGATGGCAAAGCAAATGGTGCCTGCACTGCCTTCTGTGCTGCCTCAAGGGCAAGAGAAGCAAAGCGTGAGCGAGCAACCTGTACCCACATAATGTCATCAAACTGACCACGCTGATGCTCATCTGAATCAACGCCGGGACGAAGGGCAATGGCTACTGGAATTTCGCCAAGTTCGTTCATTACACGCGAAAGGACAAAGTTGTTGCGCTCAGGCAAGAATAAGACTAGTTGTTCTTTATCCTGATAGCGATACATCTCAAGGATGCGCTCAGAGTTGCGGTTCTCAAACTGACCGCGGATAACATTTTCATGCTCAGGAAAGTCATTGATCAATTCGCGTACAGTCTTGACGTAACGCTTTGAATATGAAACAAGGCGGTTGAATCTGTCAAACTCTGGGTATGCACCGATAGGAGAATCGATGCGGATCATTGGGCGCTTGTTCTCGTAATCCGCTTCAATGAGGAATGGGAGCCAGCCAAAGGTGAGGTAGCGATCAGCACCGGTGTACATCATGGTCTGCAAGTTGGCTGTGTCGCGATAACCAGCAGCAATCATGGTGCGCTTATCAGCCCGCTTGCGAGAAAGGTCTGATGTGGTGTTGGTGGTCATGCAATTGAAAGCAGGGAGCGGAGCGATAACTTCGGCAACGTCACGTGCAGCAACGTCGATAAAGTTTGCGATCATAGGCTTTGGATAGTCCTCTGAGAACATACCCGGGAAGACCTGATCGATCTTGCCCTGACGGATCGCCAATAGATCGTCATAACGTGAATCACGTGTGAAGTAGTGCGCACGTAACTTTCGGAGCTTGTCCGAAATTACATCAATCTCAAGCACTATAGGTAACCCCCGTTAGCCGCTAATTTTTCTTTTTCGCGTTGATAGTCTTCAATGTTGATAACCCTACGACGCGATATTTGATCGCGTGTTTGGAATGGGTTTTTAATAAAGGAGCCGCCATAGGCTCCTGACTGGTTGATGTAATCGCGCATCTGAGTTTCTGCAAACCAGAGCGCCATGCAACCATCCTGCTTATTTTTGGTACCAGCGGACCAAGTGATCAATTGCTCGATGAGCGACTTAACGCCTTCATTGTCGCTGCGTGGCAAATCAATAAGGTTGTTACCCATGTGGCTGCCGAGCTTGTCAATTGTTCCAAATAGCGGAGCCATTGAGGCTACGCCAAATTCTGCATCCATCTTGTTAGCACCGGTATAGTGCTGAACTAAGCGAATACCGCGTGAAGCAAGGTAGCGGTTAATCTCTTCGTCCATTGTCAAGAACAACTGAAATGCGTTCTTCTCAATAACCCAAACTGATGGCTTGTACTTTTCAGTCCACTCAAAGATCAGCTCGCGAATACGCTGTGGCGTAGGAGCGGGCATACGGCTTGCCTCTAGGACATAGCGCTTTTGAGTTGTAATGTCGCCGGCATA